CAGCAAATCCAGACACAGCATGGGTTCCATTAAGTACCGCAGCAAAAACACTTAATTCAAGTTTGTCTACCAACATAGCAACTAATCGTGAAAAAACAAACAAAGCTGTTTATAAGAGTAGATCTGCTAAAATATTTGGGCAATAAACGATATCTCTATTTATCGTTTTGAGTGTAACCTATGCCAGATATTCCAAATTCACAAGATGCTATAGCAAGGGCTCAAGCTGCTTTAACATCAGTGGCTAGCGCAGCAGCAGAAGATGTTAAAAACAAAGCAACAAACACTGTAAAAAACGAAATTACTAGTGCTGCATTAACTGCTTTGCCACCTCCTTTGAATGCTGCTGCTCAAGGTTTAGGTAACGCATTGTTTGCTGCGTTTAAAGTTCCTCTTAATCCTGTAATATTGCCTGTACAACCAAATGCAGATCCAGTTAAAGCTTTAGCTTTTAGTATTGCTTTTGCCATTATTAAATTAATTTGGTGTCTTATTAAGAGTTTATTGAATCCTTTGCCGATTATCGGTTCTTTTTTCCCTCTTTGTAGTGAAACAAGCACAGAATTAACCAATGCAGACAATGAGTTTTCAAACCTAACAAACAACGAATTTGTAAATCAAAGAGTTAGAAGCAACCTAGAAGCAAGTGGAGTAAATCAAGCTAATGTTTTGGAATCAAAAACCAAAGAAATTTCTGGTAATACTGAACCAGACGTTCAAGGTATTACCTTTGATGAATTTTTGAAAAAGAATGCGATTGGCTCTGGCGAAGAAACAGAACAAGAAATAAATCTTAAAAACATACAACCGAACGGGGGTAATGACGTAGTAACATCGTCACAAGTAGAAGAATCATCCCAAACTGCACAAGCTGCCCCACAATGGGAAGCGAGCGAACAAACGTTCGATGAAGTACGTCGGCGTTTTGGGTTGTAATTATATAACATGATAAACTTTAAGAGCGTTGGTATTACTGGAGAAGCCTTTACTACACAGCAAAGAGCCATTGCCTCGACTCCACTGCCTATTGGGATTATTACTCCTGTTCGCCTTGGGCAAGACAATGAAGGCTTACTTGGTATGCATTATTCAGTTTCAGACACAATAAAAAACAATCTTCGTGATTTGGTTATGACTAACTGGGGTGAGCGATTAGCTTTATATGATTATGGTGCTAATCTTGGACCATTAGTAACTGAATATGAGCTTGGAAAGGATGCATTTGATGAAGCAGCAATGCAAAGGATTTCAAATGCAGTATCAAAATGGATGCCTTTTGTTCAATTAGAAGGTTTCGAAAGTTCAAATGAACCATTAACTTCACAATTTGGTTTAGGTGTTGTAAGAATAATAATAGCTTATAGTGTTCCAAGAGCACAAGTAACAAACGCAAGATTACAAATAACGTTTGCCGTAAGCTAAACTAAATTTTGTTTGTATCATATCTAAGATAAAGGTAACGTTAAAAATGACTGTTGATTCCAGACGCAATATTCAACAACTTATCAAAGCAAGAAAATATCTTAATAAAGACTTTGATGCTTTTCGTACTGATTTAGAAGAATACTCAAGAACGTTTTTTCCAAATCGTATTCAAGACTTTTCAGCAAACAGTTTTGGTGGATTATTGCTTGAGTTAGCGTCTTATATTGGTGACGTTCAAAGCTTTTACTTAGATCACCAATTTGGTGAGCTTAATGCTGAAACAGCAGTTGAATCAAAGAACCTTGAAAAGCTTTTAAGAGAAGCTGGGGTTGACATTGTTGGTGCTGCTCCTGCCGTTTGTCCTATAACATTCTATGTACGGATTCCAGCTACCACAAACAATCCAACTGGTAACCAACCATATGATAACAATGCATTGCCTATAATCAAAGAAGGAACATTGTTAAATTCCAATCGTGGTATACAATTTCAACTTATTGAAGATGTAGACATGACACTTACAAAAAGTGATGGTTCCCCAGCTAACGGTATTACCTTTGTTAATGGTGACGTTGATCAAAATGGAATTCCTGTAAACTATGTTTTTTCTGCTACAGGGAATTCTCTTTCCAGTGTAACTACCACTGAAAGTTTCACAGTTACAGGATTTGAACCATTTAAACGAATTACTTTAAGCACAAGAGATGTGTCAGATATTATTTCTGTTACAGATTCAAATGGAAACACTTACTATGAAGTAGGCTTCTTAACCCAAGATACAGTGTTTAGAGAAGTTAGAAACCGACAACAAACAACAGCAGTTCCACCAAATGAAATTTATGTTGATTCAAACATAGAGATTGTTCCTGCTCCATATAGGTTTTATCGAACAACTGAATTGAACAATAGACTCACAACATTAACTTTTGGTGGAGGATCTGCTGATGCACTTGGAGAAGATTTGGTTCCTGATCCAAGTGAGGCTGCTCTGCCACTTTACGGGCGTAAGAACTTTTCACGTTTTACAATTGATCCAAACAACTTGTTAAGAACTGCGACATTAGGCGCTATAGCACCAGATGTAACAATCACTGTAGTTTATCGTGCTGGTGGTGGATTAAATCACAATATTCCACCAGAAAGTATAACAGAAATTGGCACGTTGTTGATGGAATTTCCAAACAACCCATCAGCAACTACGTCATCAGACGTAAGAGCTTCTGCTGATGCAAACAATAACAGTCAAGCTACAGGTGGTGCAGATCCACCAACATTAGATGAATTACGCTTGCAAATTCCAAGTGCAAGAAATGCTCAATCAAGAATTGTTAGTAAAGAAGATTTAATTGCAAGAATATATTCATTGCCCGCAAATTTTGGTCGTGTTTATCGTTGCTCTATTCGGAGTAACCCAAACAACCCAAATGCAGCAATGCTTTATATTCTTTGCCGTAATGATTTAAATCAACTTGTGCTAGCACCAGATATGCTTAAAAACAATCTTAAAACTTATTTAAACCAATATCGTATGATTACAGACGCTATTGATATCTTAGATGGACAAATTGTCAACTTGCAAATCAATTATGACATAACTGTTGATCCAACATTTAACCGTCAACAAGTGTTGCAAAATGTTCAAGCAAAACTAATTCAATATTTCAATATTGGTAACTTTCAAATGGATCAACCATTAATCTTAGATGATATAAGAAACATTATTTATAACAATGTTGGTGTACTAGCGGTAAGAAACATAGTTGCAACAAATATTACCGGAGTTGTTAATGATAGAACTTATAGCAACATAACTTACAATGTGAATTTTAACTTGATTAACAATTCTATTCTTATTCCACCTCCCGGTGGAATGTTTGAGATAAAATATTTCAGCTCAGACTTAATTGGACGAGCTATATGACCATTAAAACCTGCCCTCTCTACTATATATTAATAGGAGAGGTAATGTTTTATGGAATACAAATACGAAGGACATTCACTTAAATCTGGAATTTATAAAATCACAAACAAACTTAACGGAAGAATCTATATTGGTTCTGCTAAACGATTTAAGGAGCGTTGGCAATCTCATACTTATTCTCTTCGTAATCAAAAGCATAGCAACAAGTTTCTTCAAGCAGATTTTAACAAATGCGGAGAGGAAGCTTTTGTGTTTGAGGTTATCGAAGTAACTGAAGACAAATCAAAAGAAGAGCGTTTAATGATTGAAGAAGGTTATATTAACCAATATTACGATAAAGGAAACAACTGCTACAATCTTTGTGACAGGGCGATTTCAAGGGAGGGGAATCCTAGCAAAGATCCAGAAGCAACAAGGAATAAGCTTAGAGGAAAGACTCCTTGGAACAAGGGCAAACAAACTGGTATCGAGCCGTGGAACAAAGGCAAAACTAATGTATTTGCCGAAGAAACTTTAGAAAAGATTAGGCAAGCGAGAGCGGAGCAAGTTTTTTCTGAAGAATCGAATAGGAAAAGGGCTGATAGTTTGCGTGGCAGAACTTTTTCTGACGAAGCAAAAGCGAAAATAGGTGCAACAAACAGTGTTCTTATGAAGGAGAAGTGGAAAGATCCAGAATATCGTGAATCTCAAATAGAAAAACTAAGGTCGGTAGAACGTGTATATACTGATGAAATGCGAGCTAGAGCGAGTGAAGCACGCAAAGGAAAGACTCATAGTGTAGAAACGATTGAAAAACTTCAAGAAACAAGGAAGAAACAGTGGGAAGACCCAGAGTTTAGAGAGAAAGTTGTAAATGCGATGAATAGCCCAGAAGCTATCGAAAACTATAGCAAAGCATCTTC